TCTATAATCCTCATCTAATACACCAATCAAATCATTGAAAACTTCAAAACCATTTGTTTCTTTAACCCCAACTTGAAGGGCATATCTTAATAATTCTTCAAGTTGATCATAAGATTCAAAATCACCCTCATTGATAACTTTTTGTGCTCTTTCCAAGACAATCTTAACCTCTTCTTGTTTACAGAATTTAAGCGCCTTTTCTTGGACAAGTTCAACACCATCAAGTGGTGCTGAACTAATCTTACTTATGGTATCAATAACAATTTTTAAAGCCAATTCTTGTGATATTTCAGACTTTGCAACAACTTCCAATGTTTGAAAGTTGGGGGCAGCATCATATTTCTTATGATACTCCTTAATCATTTGAATGATTAATTTGAAATACTTATTCTCAAAATAAGATATCTTAATAAAGTCCAATATTGCCCTAGCAAATTCCTTATCTAATATAATCTGATTGATTAATTGTAGTTGGAACGTCTGCCCCAAATAATCAAAATTCTTTGACATAAAAAAATTATTAATAGTTAGACAATAAATTCTTTTCTAAATACTCGTGTGTTAAATTTTGACTAATTAAAATGTTTGTTAATTCTTTTAATGTTTCCTTAATAAAATTACGAATATCAACTGTGTATCTTACCTTTGGTGGATAAAGTTTACCATCAATTATCCTGTGAGAAATAACTTGGTCAGAAATTTTAACATAAATATTAAAAAATTCAGCCTCCTCTGTTGATGATGTTTCCATTATTGTGGGGTCATACAAAATATTATCTTTGTTGTCCACCAAATAGCCAATTGATTTCATCTTTAAATACTTCTCCAAATCTTCTGAAAAATACTTAACAAAATCATACAATTCTACCGAATCTTTTGCATCTGGATTAATATTTTTAATGTTTAAAAACCTCTGAACAATAATGTTGTTGTTCAATGTCAATAAAAATTCCACCTTTGTTGTTTCATTCTGTTTCATAAAATGTTGTTTAATTATTAATTTTTTCTTTCTTTTCTACTCAATTTCATAAATGGTCTAACAAAATCAACCCACGCATCATCCCTCTTTGGAAGGAACTTAAAGAACCCATCCTCGTTCATTAATTTCATTAAATTCTTATAACTCCTATCTGTTGGGTCAAGTTTATCGTTGCAAATCTCATTAACCATTTCCTTTCCGTTATCAGTTATTAATGGATTTTTTAAATCAATTATTCTACCAATTTTATCAAAAAACTCTTCTCCAACAAAACCAGATTTGCTAATACCTAACACCAAATTATCCAGAGATTTATTCTTTTTTTCTTCAAGCAAAACTTTTGCTTCATTTAATATTTCATCCAACTGGTAATCTCTCTTCTCAAAGTTTGGGAAAAATGCTTTTAATTTCTTCTCACCAAAATTAGATATCCCATCAATATTATCAGAAGTATCCCCCACAATTACTTTATAAATATAGACATTATTATGGGGTATGTCAATATCCTTGAAATGAATCAAATCCCCATTCTTACTATACGTCTTTGAACTTGGTGAATATACTGTTACATTTTCCCCAATCAATTGAGTTAAATCTTTATCTGCTGAAAAAATAATCATACTTTCGCCTTTGGCTATTTGTGTATAATAAGCAATCAAATCATCAGCCTCATTCTGATTCACCTGGCATTGTCTAACAAAAACTTCTTCAAGATAATCCTTAACTCGTTCCCTCTGATATAAATAAGATTCATACTTATGTTCATCCATTGAAATCTTGCGATTCTCCTTATATTTTGGATATATTTGTTTTCTTATTAATGAGTTCTCATTCCCATCCCAAAATACAACAACCTTATCATGATTATGTTTTTCAAGAAATAACCTAATTGTGTTTAAAAAATGGAAAACCCCACCAATGTGCTTACCATCGGCATAGAATTCTCTTACTCCGTGGAAACCTATTGTAAATAGGTTGTTGCCATCAATTAGTAGGGTTTTCTTCATCTTATTCAAAAATTATAGCGTCTTCTTCATCTTTTTCTGAAAAGGTAATATCACCATCACCAGACAAAATACCATTCCAATATTGGGAATATTCTTTTTTATACTTTTCAATTGCCTCTTTTGTATCTGGCAAATATCCTTGAGGTACGGCTAATATCTTACCATCTTTATATGCAATACCAGTAACGTGGTTTTTCAATATTGAAATCTTTGTTCTAATAGCATAAGAAACTGTTCTGCCGTTCTTTGTTGCTGTTATATGGTTAATGCCTGAATTCTTCTGATTACCAAATAAGAATATTAAAGAAGATGCCAACCAAAGAGCCTCACCACCTTTTGCTTTAATTGTTGGCTGACCAAATGGAGAATCTGGTAATTCAACCCAAGGTTGATTGATAACAACCAAGGTATTATGGTAGGGGTAATCTTCTTTCTTTGATTTTGAAATCCTTGAATGTAAACCCATTCCAACCTTGTCAGCAAGAACAGCAGCATTGTGCATCTTACCCCCCTTTCCATCAAAGGTCATCTTACAAGGTATTGAACCAATACTATCAATCAAAAATAAAACAGAATAAGGTAAATCTCCTTTCTCTTGTGCATCCAAAATTTCATTTATAAATTCTGTCATCTGCTCAATGTAATCAAATGAATCATTAAAAATGAAATCACCATCCCACTCACCATCTTCATTAATTTCAGCATTCAACCCCAATTCAACAGCATGTGCCCAATTCCATTTCTTTTCTGTGATAATAAAAATAGGTAAATGACCCTTCTTCTGGGCGTCAGCAGCAGCCAATATCATAGCAGTTGTCTTACTTGTATTGGAATGTCCCAAAAACATACTAATACCCCCCATAACAGGACCAGGTACACCACAAGCATTATAAAAAGCATCACCACAAGAATAATAATCTTCAGGCTTATACTTTGTTTTTGTAGAAAACTTATCCTTAATAGCATCAATACTACTCACTGATGCCTTTTTCTTTATAGCCATATTATATTTTTTTTAAGAAAAGATATTTTTTGCACAAAGTACCATAAAACAATACTTTGCGCAAAAAATCTATTTTAGTTTAATTAGAATGGTAATTCATCATCATTGTAGTCATCCTCAACAACCACATTTGTTTCTTTAACTGTTGCGTTTTTTGCAACAGTTGCCCCACCAAAGGATGCTTCAGAATTTGATGTGTTTAAATAAACATACTTACCTTGGGATTCATCCCATCTTGGGGATTCCCCTCTTGAAATTGCTTCAAGATATTCTACTGGTTTTCTACTATAAACATCTCTCCAAGTAGATTCATCGTCTACCCATTTTTTTGCTAAATTAGCATCTGTAGATATAGGTGTTGGGTCATCATACATAATTGTGGAAACACTTGTATATTCCTTTCCTTTTGGGCTTTTTGACTTTACTAACTCAATAATCAAATCTCTCCCATTATCAATATCAGAAATATCCCCCTTGTTTCTGAAGATTGGTATCATCTTGTCTAAAATACCATCCTTCTTATAATTGTGCTTAAATCTCCAATACTTTGGCCCTTCTTCTTCCTTGTCTCTATCAATAACCTTAACAACATAAAATAGTTTAGCCTTATAATCTTTAGCTAATTCATCATCATCTTTGCGTTTGGTTGCTTTCAACGCATGGTAAACATCATTCAATGGGGATGCTTCATTGTCATTACCTGCTGGGTCATAAATCTTTTGGTAATACCCCCCAACTTGTAATTCATGAAACCACGTCTCCTTAAATACAGATGAGCCATCAGTTGTAGGCAAAATCCTAATTCTCCTTTGTCCTGTGTTTTCTTTGTCAGAAAGTAATAACGTAAAATAACGTTTCATTCTGTCCTCTTGCGATAATTTTTGGGAATCCCCTTTTTGGTTTTTTTCATACTGCGCCATTATGGCATCTAAATTCGACATATTATATAGTTTTTGTTTACAACAATATTACATAACAATGATAGGTAACTTTATCAGAAAAAAAAAGGGGTGTTACCCCCTTTTTTATAAAATATTAAAATAAATTATCTTCTGAAATTATAATTATTATCATTCATAAAATCATCCTCTTCATCATCCATAGAACCAAATGAGTTCTTTATCTCATTTGGATTAATATTTACAACATCATCCGATGTTAAAACATAATCATTTTTTCCACTCTTTTCCATTTCAACTTGTTTATCATCAAAAAATTGAGATAATTTTTGATTGAATGGATAAGAATCGTAAGTTCTTAACTCAAGTTTCTCCTCTGGAGTTTTTTCACGATATTTTTCAACCTTTGAATCAATTGCATTTAACTTTTCAAATATACTATCCATTTTGGCTAATTTCTCCTCCAACTTGGTAATTTGCGAAAATAAATTATCAAAATATTCAGTCTGTTTTGATTCTATATTTTTTTGGCTGGTAACCAAATCAGTAATATCTAATTCTTCTGAATCACCCTCATCACCCTTTTCTTCACTATCCCCTTCATCATCAATAACTGTAACATCTTCATCAGTCTCAACATCAATTGGTTGTGGATTTGCTGTGCTTAAAGCATCTTCAGCACCCCCTGGTGGGATTGGCGAAACTTCTCCTGGTGGGGTTAATGGAGCATTTGGTATTGGTGCAGCATTTGGGTCACCCATAGGTGGTGGTGGTGGAGGTAAAGTAGCATCTTGCTCACTAATATATCTGTTGATATTATGATATCTACTAATTTCATTTAAAATTTTCTGATCTATTTTCATTTTATTAATCGTTTAATAATTCTTTTATCCCACCATGAGTTTTAACTTTAACTTGTCTGTTAATTGTTTTAGTTTCAGTACGTTCAATTAAACCATCTTTTTCTTTAACAACAAAACATTCACCTGTGATTAAATCACAAACTTCTTTTGAACCATCATCTAATATTTGTTCTTTTTTTGATGATGAATGCCTTAAATAACTATTTAAATTCTCAATCATATTATTTTATTTTACATATAAATATATCAATTAAACCAATTATTCAAATAATTTTAATTTAATTTAGGATATAAAATTAATTTTGTATAATTAACTCTCCAATATTTTATTTTTAATAAAGGAACATCAATAGAAAAAACATCACCAATAATATCATTATTATTTGAATTTTCATCATTTTTAATGAAATTACTATCACTTTTTATTTTTAACTTAATATCATCTTCTGTTAGTTTATATTTATTGTCGCTAGTTGTTGCAGATTCAGCAATAAACTTTATCCCAGTATAAGGCACCTTATTACTTTCCTTATCTATTTTAATATTAACTAATATTGTATAAGTTTCAGCAGATTTAACATTAACTTTAAAATCAGATATAACTGGCGCACCATCAAGAACATATAATTTAATTAATGTTTCCTCAATGGTTTTATTCATATTATCCAAAAATAATAATTCTTTTGGATTTTTAGTTTCAAAGAACAAATCTAAATAATATGGTAAAGTATATGAAGGCTCCCTTGGTGTTCTTGTTGTTTTAATATTATTATATGTATATTCACACACTTTATTTAATTTAACCAAATTAGAATTATTTTTTGCATTAACATAATTTGCTTCTTGATTTACCTTAAACTCTGCTGGCGGTGTTAATGCTCTCAATGATGCATATGCACTTTCTAATTTTTTTTCTAATGTACCATAAAACTTAGTTTTCTGTAATCTATCAAAATTGTTATTAGAACCTAATACAGCGTCATCAGCAGGATTCAACCCATAAAGCCAATATTTTATATATAATTTTATAAAATTAGTTTCAGCACCACTTTTTAAATATGATGCAAAACCTTCAAGTGCAAAACTCATAAATTTAACGTATGATTCAAATGAACTAAAAATAGCAAAGGGTGTTTGTATCTTTTCATTTTCAACACTCTTTGCACAATAAAATGTTGCTTTACCTTGATTAAATTGTGCTATTTCTCCCCTATCATGCATTAACCATACATTTCCAAAGTTATTGTGGTTTGCTTTAAATTTATTATCATTAAAAGATGATAGATAACTTATAACATAAATATAATCAGCCAATTTACCACCAACCGTTTTTGTTATTCCAGAATATATCTCTGTTGCAGATGAATAAATAATATTATCATCCGTTATTCTTTCATAGTTAACATAATCTTCATATAAGTATGTTCCGCATATACTTGAATTTGTTTGCTTTGTTCCACTAGTTTGAGAATTATTTGTTTCACTAGATTTTTCTGTCTTTTCATTTTGAATAGATTTAGCATAATTACTTTCTATCTTTGACAACAAATTTTCATTAATACTAGTTAAGTATGTATCTGTACTTGGGGGTGAGTATATACTTTGTCTAGTTCCAGTAAATGTTGTTTCAAATGTTCCTGGCGCAATTTTATGTGATACTTCTGTAATGAAATAAGGTCCTCCAAACATTGGGACATGTTCCAAATTGAAATACATTGTTGGTTGAATTAAAGCATTACCAAAACAAGTTATAGTTGATTTATAACTTAAATTCTTATACAGATTAAACAATGATGCACTTTGTGTAGTTTCACCCCTACCTGAAACCAAATTTCTAACAGTCTCTTGTTGGATTAATGATTCCAATGTTGCTGTTCCATTATTCTGGTCAACTGTTACCCCATAGAAAATGGCTTGATTTCTAATTCCAGCATCAACCAAAAAACTAACGCATTTATTTGATTGCGACCAATCTTTTTTATTTGTTTGATCCTCCAAGAATGGTATTTTTGCTGGTTTTAACATATCAATTGCATCATCCCCATATCTAAAATCTTTTGGACCTTTAGGTGTTGTTGAATCCCTTCCAGAAAAAATACAAACCAATTTTGGTCCTGATTTTCTATAATCAACATCTGTATAATTCCCCCAAACATCATTGGCAATATCAGTAGCACTTTCAATTACATCTTCAATATTATCAGTTGGTGATAATGCCCCATAGAAATTAACATAAGATGGCATTGGTAAAACATTAAAGTTATTCTTAACAAGAATTCCACCAATGAAATTAAATACTGGTGTCTTTAAATTTGTTTTTGTCCCTACAAATATTTTCTTCAAATCAAAAATATCCACATAATATAAATCACCAATATTCCTACCACCCCTATCTAAAAATAAAACATCCTCAAATAAAGTTCTACTTGTAAAATCACTACTAGAAATCCACTTATCATTTATCGACTTAAATGTTTCATATAAATCATATTTAGAAAATTTACTGTCCAAACCTGAATTTATTGTATTAATTTCAACAATATCAATATTATTAATCTCTCTCTCTAATAAAGATAATGTTTCATTTAAATTATCTTCCACAAAAGTATCTAATGAAATTTGATAATTATTCAATAATGTTAAAAACTGTTGCTTGTTAAATAGGGGATTTTTTAATTTTTGTGTTGCATATATTTTTATTGGTTTTGCTAATGCAATAACATTTGCTTCGGTAAATTCAATATTGTTATCAATAAAGAAATCCGTAATATATGAACCATTATTTTTATAAGTTAATGAACTAATTGTTGAAAATCCAACATGTTGTCTTAAAGCCTTCCAAGCATTTTCATTTGCTAATTCAGACAATTGTAATGCTATATTATTTGGTAAACTATTTGCAACATATCCTTTAAATGTTGCTGGATTTAAAATCCTAGAATTACCACCCAGATGACCAATTAATGAATTATAATAATATCTATCATATTGTGTTGGATTACCATACTTAAATAACATATCATAACTCAAAAATCCATCCAAAAAATTGGTTATATTCTCTTCTTGATATTTGGCAGATTGTTCATAAAATTCAGTGGGAATCAAATTAAGATGATTTGATGGCACTTCCATCAAATTCCTAAAGAGCAATTGGAAATTTTTATATGCTGAAACTGGATTACTATAATCCAAACCAATCAAATTTATCTGATCCTTATCTTGGTCAATATCATATATTGATTTGCTGAAATTTAAAAATTCATTTTCAAATAAATTTAACGTATCATAATCAAATATTGAAAATATATCCTCAATTGATGCATAATTTTCATTTCCAAAATCCATTACCAATGAAAACGCATTTACATCTCTTTTACTACTAAGGTATTCTGTATGATTTGGCTTTTTTAAATTATCTAATGTGAATGAATTATATTCATCTTGCATAGTCAAACTAATTGCCCCATTGTGAGCAGTGTTCAATAATGAATCAACTGATGAATAAGTAGAAGTACTTTTAGATAATGAAGAATTTGTAATTAAATTATTATTTGTTGATGGTAATACATAATATTTAGATGTTGTACTAAAATTTGTATCTTCACAATAATTGCTAAATGTTGAACTATCATATATATTTTTTGGAACTAATGTGGTATAACAATTAAATGTTAATCCACTTTTACTATATGTTAATGAATTAAGCACTTTAAAACCCCTTTTTTCATTTACACTTAATTCATTATTTGTGAATCCAGAAAATAAATCATACCCATTTAAAAAAGCATTAAAATCATTTAATAATACAGGATAAAAACCTATGCTGATATTATTATTTTCTTTTAATTTTATTGGCTGATTACCATTAATAATATACTCAAAATTTGAATCCGAATTAAAATTTGTTTTATAATCAAAATCTTTCCAGACTTCATCCAAAAAGTCTTCTCCAGTCTTAACAGTTTCTTTATACCTATGCCATATTGAACCATATTTTAATATCCAAGCGTATGGTAATTTATGTAAAGCAGAATATTTTACAAAGGTTGCAAAAACGTGCCCATCCTTATTAGGATTGTTATTTTGAACACCCTTGTCAATGAAAAAATCAGTAAGGGGGGATAATGGTAGCGAATTTAAAAAAAGATAAGCAGAAGCAATATATGGATGTTTATCTCCTGTTCTCCATTTATTAACCCCAACCTGAATGGCATTGTTAAATATTGGACCATTAATTAAAGATTTTGTCTGATTTGTTAAAAAATTATCTTGATATATTGAGCCATACATAAGATGTTTTTCTGTTGCAAAAAATTTAAATGGTCTGTTTGTTACAATCTCATTGTATTCTTTAAAATTTGTTATGACATTTCTCTTCCTATTGAAGAATATTGTTTTTGTTGTGTCATATTTATTAGCAAAACTATTATTTAAATTTTCACTAACCCATAGTGCATCCGTAAAAGGATAAGTAAAAGTTATATTATCCTCTGTTGGTGCTTTTTGAATTACCTCAACAATTGTTTTAACTTTTTTTTCATCTAAATTATTGGTAAAATTATCTGTTGTTAATTTAAAATCACCAATATCATATAATTTACTTGGATTGTCTAATATCTCACTAATGTAAGTTGAATTGGAAAACCCATCCAAATATTTATTATATCTTTCAGATATTCCACCAGATATTTCTTCCAATATTGTATTATAATTATCATAATTCAAACCACTTACTGAAAATAATATATTTTTTAATTGTTGGATAAATATTACAGAATTGGTTGATAATGTGTTCTTTATATTCTTAAACTCATTTTCTTTAATTAACATCCCAATTCTTTTATCTTGTTCATATATTGATGAAAATCCTGATATATAAGATGATAAAAGAATCCTATCCCATAATTCATAAAAGAATTTTGAATTTGATGTTAATTCGTATGGTAATACTTGAAATGGATATTCCATTGTAGTATGCACATAACTATTTCTAATAATTTTATCCAAGTCAAGCGCATCTTTTGGTGATGGCGTTTCCAAACGTTTTGAATACCCAGTTATATATTCTTCAACAAATTCAACTTCGGGCCAAATATCATAAAAATTACCTTTTGTTGTATTAACAACTGTCGGATCCCCAGGATAAACCAATTCATATTTATTCGCGTCTTTTTTGTCATTTGTCTGAAAAACCAAAGGCCAAGGAAATACAAAATTATCCTCAGTATTCAAAGAATTATCATCTTTTGCTATCTGGTTATCACCCAATACCCCATCTATTCTAATTTTGCTATCTCTGACATTCCAAGCTTTTAAATGAACATCTTCCATCAATCTAAGAAACCCTTCAGTTGTTGCCATAATAACAGCAATAACATTCTTTACGGTTGGCTTAAACCCAATTCCTGTTTCTTTCTTTTCAATCCTTTTTGCCAATTGTTCAGACAATGCCCTCTCAATACCATTTAATTCATTAATGAATTTTGATTCCATTAAATTTCTTTCTTCAACAAATGGTGCAATAACAAAAGTTGATGTTGTTCTTGTTACCCCAGAAATAGTATAAGTGAAAAATATATTCTTCTCTATTCTAGTTCGACAAGTATCTTCAGTTAAAGAATTTAATTCAGTTAAAGAAAGAGATTTGTTTCTTATTTTATATGTCTGACACCAATCAATATCAGAAGGTTTAACACCAATATCAAATGTATTATAATTAATATTATTTTCTATTGCTGATGTACCATATATACCAAAAGTTGGATTATCATTTAATTCACTATTGTATTTTGATATAATAGTTTTTAAATCACTTTCAACCAAAAGTATCTTACCATCCTTTGGATTATCTATAATTTCTTTCTTAAACCCATATGCAGGATACTTTACCCCTGTCAATATAATAGGGTTACCATCCAAATATTTATTATACCAAGAAGTTATTCCCCCTCTTACCTCTTGATAAAAATTGGAAAGGAATTTCTTATATCTCTTACCATCTGTTAATTTCTGAACATCAACTTTGTTTAATGAATTTAAAACATTTTGTTCAAACATCTCAAGTTTATATGTCAATTCAGCCAAAGTTAATTCTGGGAAATTAATATCAATTAATCCTTTTGCTTTATATTCTTTATATACCTCAATTATTTTCTGATAACCAAGTTCATTGTTAACCTCAAAAATTGTTTCATCATTTAATGAACTTTGTATTTGCCCATCTGTTTGATTTACTATATTATTTACTTGTTCTGGATTTAAATCAGAAGGATTTGTTTGTGTTATCTTATATTTTTTTGCATACATATTTGGACAAGCAATTAAATGACCAACACTTATATCAGATAACACATTATATTTATACCCCAAAAATTCAAGATTAACCGTATAATCCCCACTTGTAGTATTAAAATTTGCATTGAATTTTGTTAAAACTAATTCATACCTAACTGCCTTACCATAATATCCTTTAATTGTTAAATAAAATGGGGGGTATGGTAAATTAAAAAAGGCGGAGTAAGGTGAATCATTACCCAAACTAAATAACGCCCTGCCTTGAATATCCTCCATTGTAATGGTAACAGTAGGAACAAATGATGAATTTGTTTTAATATCAATCATTTTAATACCAAACAAAGTATTATTTTCAATATTATCCACACCATTCAAGAAATAAGACTCTTCACCTTCACCAACCAAATCAATAGTTTTTTGATTAGCACCTTTATTATCTAATGAATTTTTTCCCGTAAATTCATCATAATAACTAGAAGTAAAATAATCATCTTTTGTATTTGGTTTTAAAAAATTTATAGAAGCAAGTTTAATATTCTTAATAGAATCCTTGGGTTCGCCCCCAATCAAAAGTTTTGTCCTTGGTATTAATTTTGTTTCCAAATTGGCATACATAACAAAATTTTCTGGAATAACAGCCCTGTCTATAACCTCCCCAGTATTGGTGATTATCTTGTTTGGATCGATATATATGACATTCTGATAATCATATATAACATGTACATCACCTTGTTCATTTGCCATAATAAAAGAAATAATTTTCTGCTGCGTTTTTATAATCTAATAAAGAAGTTTCTAATGGAAATGGTATTTTCAACATTGCCCCATCATATATATTATTTTCAAGACCACCGTGTTCTGGATTTGCAGCCAAAATAAGCCATCCAAAAAATGGACTCTGATAATATTGTTGAGAAATTTTATCTAATCTACTAACATTTTTTTTATAGAAAAATACATTATCCCCGCTCTTTGGGGGTAATTTCAAAAATGGCACAACTTTCTGTTCACCATTATTACTAAATAATGAATATCTATTATAATATTTTAAATTCATCTCATTAATTTATTTTTAACCAAAATAAAATTACTATCATTTTTACTCCAAGTATTTTTATTATTATCATAATTTTCATCACCATTTAAATTTAATAATGCTTTTTTTGTTGCATTGTCTGGCGAGCTTATTTCATTATAATCAGTAATTAGATTTGCATTATTTATGGTAATACTTTTCAAAAATGTGGTAGCATCTTTAGTATAATTACCCAAAGCACTTAAAAATGTTGTTGTTTTATTGAAAATTATATTATACCCATTTAATTTTTTATCCCAATATTCCTTGAATACTTTTGATATTTTAATGTTAATATCATTTACTTTATTATCTGGATTGACTGATTTAATAAGAATTTGTTTTTCAAAATTTTCAAAACCATTTTTATCTTTTAATGAACCATATAGCAATAAATAAAACAAACTATCTTGTTGACTCATTTTATATAAACTTTCTGGGTCATAATCAATCAATTTAAAATTAGGTAATATTTTATTTATATTTTCTCTAATACTAGATAAAATATCATTAATTATTGTCATTCTATTCTTTAATTCATATACAAAGAATTGCCCACTTTTATCTACATAACCATCATAACCATCATAACCATCATGTGTTGACATAACAAACAAAGCCTTACTCAATACTTTTTGAAAATTCTCTTGGGCTTCAATAATTTTTATAGCAAATGAATTAATAATATTGTTAACTTTTGACATTTCACTATCAACATATAATTGATAATTCTTTGAAACTTCAAACTTTGTATTCTTATCTGATGAAAATTCACTATTAATTTTATCAATAAATAAATCACTATTATTTTTAATATTATCTTTTATTTTTTTAGCATAATCGTCAATATCTTTTTGATAATTTGCTGGTATACCAAATAATTTTAAGTCACTATTGTTTATTGAGTTATAGACCCCCTCGGTATTATTTAACGTTTTTAATATAACAGAAATCAATTCAATATTGTATGATTTAGAATTTTCTTGGATAACTGAATTTATTGTATCAATATATGTAATTGCTGAATTTTTTAAGTCATTAGCCAGATTCGAATATGTTAAAGTTTTGTTAACAATATTTAACGTCCCAATTGTGGTATACGAATTAACAACTGGAATAACATCAAAATTTTCAGTTTTACCTTTCTCTTTCTCTTCAATAAATTCTTTAATCTTCTTGTCCATATCATCCAAACTATCATCTGTTTTTTCTGCTCTAGCATCATAAACTTCAGTGTTAGCATAATAATTAAATGATAAAGCATTTTGCAATTTATCAACGGCTTTACTTAATCCACTAGCACCAACAAACTTAAATGATAAACTAACCTTTGCTATCATTGGTTGAAATCCTATTCCTTCTGGATTCATATCCCAAATTAACGGATCATAACTGATTGATAAATTTTCTGGTATAATTTTTGTATGATAAAAATCTCCAACCCTTAATATTAAAACAGGGGGAACACCAAAAGAAGTATTCTTTGCATCTCTAACTTCGCTTGTTCCATCTCCACGTATTGTTGGTATTGTTTCCCCAGGTCTAACGCATTGTTGCAAAAATGTTAATCTACCATTTAATCCTTCTGGCGTTGTTGAATGAAATGCTGGTGTGAAATATTTTATTTTTTCTTTTAAATTATTATATATAAATGGACTTGTTTCTTCAATTGTTTCAAAATAATCGCATTCTGTTAATAACTTTTGCAAAACTTTTTTTGATACGCTTCCATATAATTTATCTTTAACTTTATTTGTTTCCTTTTCTTTTGCTTCAGTAATTACTTTAATTTGAGCCTCACTTGTTTCTTTTTTTGGTTCAATTTTTGGTGCAACCCCTTTCTTTATAGCAGTAACGCCTCCTATAGCAACTCGCCTACAAGCCATAGCCTTTACACTATAAATTGCATTATCTGTAAACGCACTACAATTTTCAACTCTAGTTGTTTGGTTAGTTGTTGACTTTGCTGTAACACCAGTGCCTTCACCAAGATTATTTGTTTTTATTGTAAAATTTGGTGATTTTATATTATTCTTTAAATATGTTATAACACTACTACTACGTCTTTCACTTAATTTTTTATTATAATCAATATCTGCTGGTCTTGATGCTGATGAATTAAGACTAACTTCAATAGTATTCCCATCATTTTCTTTTAAGAAATTATTACATTCAGTTATGAATTTGTTTAGTTCTGTAAAATTATTTTTAACATAATTATCCATAAAGGTTTTTACCTCCCCCTTACTATAACTTGTTGATGCAGTATACGTATTAAATAATCCAACATAATCAGCATCACTTGATTTGGGATTATCATTATCAAAATAAAAAGCAAAATCCCCATATTTGTCAAATGCTGTTACTTTTTCATCAGGAGGGGTAGTAACATCAAAAAGCGTAAAAGGGTCAACACCAGTTATTACTGTGCGTTTAATATATGATACTTCGTCTTTTGTAGATGGAGATTCTTTTACCATTTTTTGAATTTCTTCAAGTTCAGATAAAGTCATCGTATTATATATTTTAGCCAAATCATATATATCATATTTTAGGCATCCAGCAAAAAAAGAAGTTAATATCCCATTTATTTGTTCAGAATTATTTTCTTTCTCTAAAACTCTATTTGCAATTAAGTTAAGAATTGATGGATGGTCAACTATAATCTCAAAATCTAATGTACCATTTCTTGATGTATTTTTATAAGTATAAACTGGTTCAGGTCTACCCAAGAAATCATTTGCATTCCAATTTGCAGTAGAACTATCTGAAACTTTTAAATTATATGGAGGAAACCACATTATTCTACCACCATTTGGTCCCTTCTCACATTCTGGCAAATCCAAAAACATATTTGTCGTTCTCCATGCCAAATTCTCAATAGATAACATATATTTTTTAGCATCATTCCCCTTCCTTGGGGCAATACTTAAATCAAAAGTTTTATTTATAACCGAACTCTTTAACCTCCTACCCTCAGTAGTTATACCGCTTGACTTCTGCAATCTATCATAAGTCATATAAGGAGAATCTTTTGTAAATAATCTGCAATATTCTTGAAATGTACCCCCAACCAAAGTTTCTGGGTTTTGATACTTATATGTCCTAACTCTTGAACCTTTTGTTATTTCTTTATATCCATCATTAAATACCTTACTAACTTGATCCATTGCATTACCAACATGCTTCAATCTATTTGCCCCATTTGGTTGGGAATTAATAATTCTTTGAGTATCATCTAATATTGAACCTTTCTTTAATTCATAATTTGTTGATTCTGTTGTATCAAATGTTGTTCTCTTTGTACCATTGTCACCAAAAACCTCACCACCTTTACCAACACCCTTACCACTATTTTCTTTATATTTAGGAGATACCCATGTAAACCCACCTTCAATACCCCCACCATCAATATCAGATATACCATTCAATGCCATAGGGGGGTTAAAGTTTTCCCCTTCATATACTTTTGAAATCTCTGTTGGTCCATAGACACTTATC